TCCTTGAGATAAATAACGATTGCTTCAAGTATTCCATCAGGAGCATCAAGCAAATCATTTGGAGATAATCCTGTCTCCACAGAAATCATTGCTACCGTATAGGTTAGGCTATTTCTGTGGATTCGGAATTTGGGTCTACAACTAACTCAACAGCATCTAATGTGTCAAGGAATCCGTCGCCCCAAGGCTTTACAACTTTTCCATTATCTTTCATAGCACTCCAGGCTAAGAAGTAGACATGTTCAAGTTTTTGATCTTCACTAAGAAGTTTAGCAAAACCTCTTCCAAATTTTTGTTCAAAAGCAACTATTGACTTTGGTCGTAGGGTGTATGTGCCCTCTGTACCGTCAGTAGTTTTTACTTTTATTTGTAGTCCATCCATGATTTTTTTACCCCTTCAGGTTGTTATGTTGTTTTAGTTATTGCGCCAAATATTGGCCAATTAACTGTTATGGTTGATAATTCTCCTATTCCTCCGTTAAGTGGTGTCCACTCACTGACGAGTACTTGAAAGGTATATTCAGGGTTTGTTGCACTTCGTACAGCCGCTGTGGGCCTTACTTTGCAATTAACCAATAAACCTCTATTAGGATATATTATGGCTTCAACTTCATTTGATGCAAAATCTTGTTGGATTTCAAGACCTAAAGTATTATTTTCAAGGCCTCCAACAAATTTTTTTGCAATATCTCCTACTTGTGTGGTCTCAAATAAGTCATAAGTCGTCCCTAAACTAATTGATGATATATGATCAGATAAATCTGCAGCATCAATTTCTATATAAGGATTTGTTAAGACTAATTTAGCCATGATTAAGGAGTTACATCCTTAACGATTGGTCCTGTGATTGGCCATGTAACTGAAGCAGTAGCAAGTTCGCCAACTGCACCATTTAGCGGTGTCCACTCTGAAACAAGAACATTAAATTGATATTCAGGATTTTCTGCAGAGATTGCGCCGTTTACTGGCTGAATTTTTACTGCTGCAACTGTACCCAATAATGGATAAATTGTTGCTTCTACTTCTCCTGCTGCGAAGTCCTGGTGGAACTCAAGTGTTACTGAGTTATCAACAAGTCCTGCTGTACGCTCTCTTGCTGCTGATGGAACATTTCCGCCTTTGAATGCAGTGGTGTCCAAAACATCATATGTGCTTCCAAGTGTTACTGAAGCAATACGATCTGCAAGGCTTACGTTTGCGATTGTTACTTCAACATTAGTTAATACTAATCTTGCCATGGTTTGTTATCTCCTTGTTCGTTATTTACTGAGTTAAAAACAGGAACTTCTTCCTGTGGTGTTACTTGTGGTACTTCTTTTATTTCTTTTATTTCTTTTGGTGCTGGTGTTGCTTTTGTTGCATTTGCGGCTTTAATATGTCCTGCTGCAAGAAGAAATTCAACATTTCCACCTGCGTCAAGTATATCATCTTTGGTAAGTTTCTCATCTTTTACCTTACCGCAAACTTTTTTGTTTGAGATTACTGTATATTCCATTATTCTCCTTAGCCCCAAATTGCGAGGTTATAGCGATATGATAAGAAAGATTGCTCACCAGAAGTATATGTACCACTTTCTGCACTTATAACTCTTAGTGTATCAACAAGGCCACCTAATGATCTGTCTGATTCTAGAGCAGTTTTAATAGATCCTTCTCCAGTACCTGCTAAAAATTCATCAAGTTTATCTTGTGCTGTTCTTTCTGATATTCTTTGTACAATTACATAGATATCAACAGACGCTTGGTCTAAACCACGAGCGTTGTCAATGTCAAATGTAAAATCAAGTTGACCAACCACTGCAGCAGGTGGAGTTACCACATCTGGGATTGTGTCGTATACACGCAAGCGTGTTATAGTTTGTAAATTCTTTTTTAGCGCATCTCTTACAGGACCAATATTTAACATTAGTATGCCAAACCAAAGTTTCTGCGGTATGTCTTAAGAAGCATCTCAACATCTGGATCTAGACGAGAATTTAAACGAACTGTTCCCAATTCTACAGATCCAGCAATACCAAATGGAGATTGCTTTCTAACAAATAATCTTGATGCCTGTATCTTGCAGGCTAATTCTACTTCATATGGAATTGATGAATAACCCCATACGCCAGTTATTTTAACTGTTTGTGGAAAGAAGTATGGCCAAACATATGTTCTAACTGCTAATAGTCTGGTTACAGGTCTTCCTAATTCTGGATTATTAATAGGTTCATACATAACATCTGTATCTAGATCCCAAATTTGTGTAAATGGTCCAGATTGATTTGCTCTTGATGCTATCTCTGTTGGTTGAATAAGGTCATCTATTTCTAAATACCACGGACTTACTGGTGTGTAATATTTAACTACAGGTGATGCTAATGTGCCTTCTTGATAAAACCCTCTTTGGCAGTAGTCATCAATCATGCGACTTGCAGCAAGAATCGCTGCTTGAATATCAGTATCATCAATACTGTCTTCAATTTGCAGTGCATTCCTTACATCTGCCAAAGTCGTATAGACATTAGTTGGCTGAATGTTAGTATTAATTGTAGGTCTACTCATTTACTCCTCTTCTCCAATTTGGGCAACATTGCTTTCTCTGTCTTAGGTAGTGCTGTTGCTGTTTGTTTTTTAATTTTAAATATTTTTTTAAGTTTTTTCATTTTTACCCCTTCTTAAATAGGACAGGACCGCATTGAGGGGCGGGTGGCGGACCTGCCCTACCCTTAGATTGCTCTAGGTATTACCTAGGGCTAGGTTTTAAGGCCTAACCCTAAGTAAATGTTTAGACTAGAATGTAGGTGCTACTAGACCAGTTCCAGAAATTTTGGAAACTGCTCCTGGATAACGACCAGCAGTGAATGCTGCATATCCATAGACTACAGACTTGATTGTGAGTGAGCCTGCACCAGTTGCATCAAAGTTTAATGCGAATGGTGATCCTGCTTGCTCCCAAAGGTGTAGTTCTCCTGCATTTACGCAGTAGATCTGATCTTCGTTAGTACCAGCACCTGCTGTTGTTGTAACATTTGCATCTGCGATGATAGGTAGACCCAGCATTGTGTAACCTGAGTTACCATATGCTGCTGATCCTGCACCTGTTGCAACTGCGTTCATTGGGCCGTTTAGGGCTGGAAGAACGAGTGGACGTTGTGAACCATCTACGCCTGCAAGCAAGAATGCTAGACGGCGTGGGTGCATAATCCAGTGTGTAGGATTTTGAAATACAGATGTTTGAATTAACTGGTAAGCATCTGCCAATTTTGGATACAATTCCGCAACTGTAGGTGATGCTTCTGTGAATGTAACATCGTTGATACCTGATGTTTGACGGATACCAAGCATTGCACCTGAGTTACCATCACCGTTAAGGATCTGGTTGTCAAGTGTTGTGTGCCATCCACGAATAAGGTCTTGAATGATGAACTGGTCAATGCCTGTTCCTCTTTCAATTGCTTGTTTTGAGATATCCTGTTGGCCTGCAATCGTTCTTACGTTCACAGTCAATAGTGTATCGTCAGCATTTGTATTTGATACTGCATCATTTTCAGCAGCCTGAACTGCAGTTGATGTACCAGTAGTCATGCGTGAGATATTTAGTGTCATACCTGCTGCTGGCAATGCCATCTTGTTTGTTGCGAAGTCTGCTGTTGGGCGACCTGCACGAGCAAATGGTGCTGCTAAATCAACTAAGTATTGAGGAATTACGAGACCAGCAAAGTTGCCAGTTCCTACTGCACGACGCTCAATTTCCTCTTCACGAGAGTGACGAGCAAGACGCTCTGATGCTGCATAGTCATTGCTGAACTTAGCAGTAAATGCATCCTTAACGAATGAAACATCTGTATTCTCTGGTGAGTATGTACGTGCTTCACGAGTTACTGTTGCTCCGCCAGACTTTGGCATTGCAAAGTTAGCAACTGTTGAGCGTGCTTCTGATGCCTTAGCATCTGCTGCTGCTTGAGCAGTCAATTTTTCAATCTTTGAATCTAGTGTGCGTGACTCTTCAACCAAGGCGTCAACCTTTGCTGATTCATCTTCTGTAAGGTCTGTACGATTCTCTACGGCTACTGCCTCAAGAATTGCATCCATTTCAACCTTAACTGCATCACGGCGTTCAATTACTTTGTCTAAATAAGACATTATATTGTTCTCCTTTTGTGAGTTTGTTAATTTGAGGTGGTGGTTATGGATTTCACGACGCTTACGGGTGTGAACCTAACTCCGACTTCTGCCTATCTTGTTAGATAGGAATATTATTTTATTCTATTTACCTTTGCTTGTGCTAAACGAAGAGACATTGATCTTGGCATGTTATCTGGTAAGAAGTTTAGGACTGATGGGAAATCTCCAACAATCTTTGCACCTTCTCCAGGAACATCTGTTATTTCTAAAACGTTAGCAGCCTCTTCTTTTGGTTCTGGAAGTGGGTCAATCGCTGTTAGTTCAGACATTTTGTGTCCAACAAGAGTATCAGTTGCTTTCCAGCCACCTTCTACTTCTTTGTATACACGAATGAGAACTGCTGGATCTCCTTCTTCTGCATTGATAGTGAAACTTGAATTAGGAACATTAATAGATCCTTCTTTCTTAATTTCTACAATACGACCTCTTGCAATACCACCAGATGAGTTCCAACGAACAAAATCTCCAACTGCTTCACGCTTAGACATTTCTAGTTCATCTTCTTCTACATCAATTAATGGATAAATAGAATCTTCTTCCATTTCACCCTCTCCAAACATCATAGACATTACTTCTACTGCCTTCATGATGTACTCATGGCCTTCAGATAAGTCTCCAAAGATTTGTTTTAATACTAATAGTGATTCGCCTGTTACTTCTCTTCCCGCCTTTATTTCTTGCATGGCTCTCTTTATTGCTTCTCTAGCCTCTACAGAAGTTGTTGGGTATGCAGGATATGTGACAATTGATACATCGCCATCAGCCAAGGATACCTCAGTTAGAAGTCTTTCTGAACGATCTTCGTTATACTTTTGACGAATAACTCTAAATGCAAACGACATTTGATCAACATCACCACGAGCAACAAGTGTATATAGATCTCTTGCTTCTTGTGTGTTTGCTAGTTCTGCTTCAAAATATAATCCTTTTTCATCTTCGTACAATCTCATTGTACCGTTTTTAGTTCTGGCCATAGGTAATCCTTCATGGTTAACCAATAAACGAACATCTGGTGTCTCAGATAGTGTTTTTCTGAATGCTCCTGGAGCAATCTTCTCAATAAACGGAAGTGGCAATGATGCTTCGTTGAACACTGCGGCATATCCTGCCATACGCATAGTTCCGTCTTCTGATTCTCGTGTCTCTATGTCTCTGACCGTAAAGGTACGGCGTTCAGTCTTTTTCATCTTGCTCCTTGCCTTATTAGTTTCGTTGTTTAATTTATCTATTTGGCGTTGTGCCCAATTTTGTGCGGCATCGTCAAAGTTTGAATTACCACCCCAAAGCAACCATGCAACCAGTCCTGGACCTGGATATTCTGGATTTGATGGATCGCTATTCTTAGGTGCTTGTCCATCTACTTTATGCCTACTAAACCAAGGTGCCATTTTTCTTACTTTATTTTCAGAGATATTCCCTGCTGCCATCTCTCTTGCTTCACGCTTTGTTGCATCAGTTAGACCATCTCCGCCAAAACCTTCTGCCAGATAATCTAATCCTCTTTGTGCATTGTTTCTAATAAATTGTGGAACTGTTCCTACTTCTCTTACTTCTCCAAGAGGTTCCATATCTTCTGATATTGATATTGCTACCATTTGATCAATTGCATCTTGTTTATTATCATGGCATTTAAGGGTAGTATAGGAGCCATCTGACTCTTCTTTAACTACCGCCCAATTGCTGCAATCGCTCTGCTCAGAAGATATACCGTATGGCATTAGTTTTTTACCTCATCACTGTAAGCAGCATCAGGATTTACTGGATCAATTAGTGCTACTTGCTGTAGTTGTGCTGAAGGAAGTCCTGTGTGAGATATTTCTTCCATCTCTAGCATCTTAGCAACATCATCTGGATTGTATCCAACTTGTACCAAAATAGAAGCAATCTCAGCCTTCATCTTATCTCCAACAAGTGGTGCTTGTGAAGCATCAATGTTTTGTAGAGGAAGTCTATATTGATCTCCTGACTCACCAAGTGATGATAAGTCTTCGTAGTTGCGTACATCGTTTAGTGACAAGAAACCTTCTCTTAGTCCCTTTGTGTATGCATCAAAACGCTCTATTGTAGTACCACGCAATAGTGCATCAAGGTTAAATCTAACAAATCCATCTGATTCAGGAAGTAGTGGAGATAGTGCTTGCTCTAAGCGCTCTAATAATGGACGCAATGAATGCTGTACAAATGAAAGGTTTTGTGCTTCAACTGATGCGTAGGACATTGCTCCTTGTGTAGGATGACCTAATAGGCTAAGCGGGACACGGAAAATTCTCGCAATGTCTTCTACGTTGAATTTTCTGACTTCAATTAATTGTGCGTCAGCAGCGTTTAGTGATAGTGGCTTAAATGATGCACCACCAGAAAGAATGCCAACCTTACCAGACATGTATGGTCCAGAGTGTGATTCTTGCCAGTTACGAGCAATGTCTCCTGCTTGTTCTGCGTTTAATTCTCCTGCAACTTCAATAACTCCACCAGGATTTGATGCGTTACCAAAATATGATGCAGCATATGTGTCAGAAGCCTGTGCAATACCAACAGACATACGGCAAGCACCAATTGGGCTTAGTCCGTAGTGTGATCCTGGAAGTCTAAATAGAGGAATATGAAGAATTTCATTACTTGTTAAAATCTGATCATAGATGCCATTTTCTATATCTTTAATTCTATAGACAAGTGGCTCACCTGGAATAGGTCTTTCAATTCTTACTTCATTTGGGTTTAATACAAATAGTTCTGTTACTTCGTTATTATCATCTCGTACCGTCAAAATAAATGCGTTACCATGTAGATGTAGAGAAGTAATTACTTGCTCAATAAATTCTAGTCTTGTTGATTCTGGGTTTGGCTTATTTACCCATGCTGGAGTCTCTCCATAGACTGCTGCATATGAAAGACGATTGCGACCTCTGCGTACATATGCACCCATTGGCAATGAAGAAATAGTATCTCCAAGTAGTCTTACACAAGAATAAACGGTAGATGTACGAATAGCAGATTCTGTATCAACATATGTACCAGTATTGGCAACACCAAATAAAGGACGTGGAGGAATTAACGGAAGTATGTATTGACTATTCATATCTCTGGATTCTCCAGATGCCTTTAATCTTTTAGACAGACTCATAGTTTACCCTTTTCCTTAATAGTTAATTCTACCATGTTGCTATACCTACTCGCTTCCAGGTATTTGTTGCTGTACAGATGTATATGTAATCTGCATCCCAAGCGATTTCTCCAACCACTCCTGTAGCAGAAGCAGATGCTGGAGTCTTGCTGTTTATTTCAAGATTGCCATTAATTTTTACTCTACCTGTAGTAGATCCACCTGTTGAATCAAATTTACCATAGATTAAAGGTGTTGATGTGTCTGAGTTAGAAATGTATAAATTATCAGAGGTTGTTTCAAAATATCCTGCGTTATTTCCAAGGAATACATTTCGTGAACCAGAGGTAGAATTTCTTCCTGCTTTATATCCAACAGCAGTATTGCTTACTGGTGTGTCAAGTGTTGCCACTGGTGCTTGGAATCCTGAACCACTGCCACCAAGGGATGCGTTGTTTGCTGAAAATATCATTGATGAATTTATTGATGCTCCACCACTTGTTATAGTTACTGTTGTAACCGCTCCTCCAGAAACAACTATAGTTGCAACTGGAGCGGTAAATGCAAATACTGTTCCTGAGTCAACCCTAATTAAAGTAACTCCAGTATAAGTTCCGTCAACATATCCTGATCCACCAGTAATTGTTCCAACTGTTAAAAGGCTTGATGTACTAAGTCTAAGTGCATCTCTACCTAGGGCTGTATGAAATGATCCCTCAGTGTTACCAAATAGGCTGATTGCTCCAAGAGCAGTATTTTCTGAACCAGTCTTATTGTTAA